ACCATGGCTCAAAACAACCACTGAAGACATGTTCATTCTGAACATGGATGACATCCTTACAATGAGTGAATCATCTGATATGGAAATGATTTACATGCATCAGTCTTACATGAGGCAGTATCAGAAGTCCAAGAACAAGCAGACTAAACTGAATAAAGATCTCGGTTATATCTCCAGTGTCGATGATGCTAAAGAGATCTTAGAGAAGCTCTTTAAAGATAGCTAATCTCCCATCTGAACCCGGACAAAGGTATTCTACACATATTTCTGTTACTTGTCAAGCATTTGTAAAAGTGCTATAATTCATACATATTATGAGTTAATTTAATGATAACTACAGCAATTATGACCAAGAGGAAAAGGTCAGAACATTACGTTAATAACAAAGAGTTTCTTGCGGCTTTAATTAAGTATCGTGAAGATAGAGAAATTGCAGAAATCCAAGGAAACCCAAAACCACCTATTCCACGATACATTGGTGAGTGTTTTCTGAAGATTGCAAAACATTTATCATTCAAACCAAACTTTGTCAACTACATGTTCAAGGATGACATGATTTGTGATGGGATTGAAAACTGCGTACAATACATTCATAATTTTAATCCACAAAAGTCACAAAATCCTTTTGCATATTTTACTCAGATTATTCACTACGCATTTCTGAGACGCATTCAAAAGGAAAAGAAACAGTTAGAAATTAAGAATAAGATTCTTGAAAGCAGTGGTTTCGATGAAGTCTTTGAAGATGGTGGTGTTGACGGATCAAACTATTCCGACTATAATAGCATTAAGGATGCGGTTTATTCTAAACTCAGATACTGAATGAAAGTAGCAATCATTACAGACCAGCATTTTGGAGCCAGAAAAAACTCTAAACTTTTTCACGATTATTTTTTACAATTCTACAATGAAGTATTTTTCCCGACCCTGGAAGGGGAGGGAATCACTACGGTTGTAGATATGGGTGATACTTTTGATAGTCGTAAAGGCATTGATTTCTCTGCCCTTGCATGGGCTAAAAACAATTACTATGATCGTCTTGCTTCTCTTGGATGTCAAGTACATACGATTGTAGGTAATCATACAACCTATTACAAGAATACTAACAACGTCAATTCCGTAGATCTTCTTTTGCGTGAATATGAGAATGTAAAGGTCTACTCAGAAGCGACTGAAATTCTGTTAGATAAACTCAAGGTGCTGTTTATTCCTTGGATCAATCAAGAGAATGAAGAGCAGACTTTGAAGAGTATTCAGAAAAGCAAATCAAGTGTTATCATGGGACACCTTGAACTTCAAGGATTCCGAGTTAATAATCAGATGGTGATGGAGCATGGATTAGATAGTAAAGTATTCGACAAATTTAAATTAGTTTACTCTGGACACTATCACACTCGCTCTACTGATGGTAGAGTGTATTATCTTGGTAATCCATATGAGCTTTACTGGAATGATGTAAATGATTCTAGAGGATTCCATATCTTTGATACTGAAACTTTAGAACACACTCCAATCAATAATCCATTCAAGATGTTTCATAACATTCATTACGAAGATACTTCTTATCAGACTTTTGATACAAGACCATACGAAGAAAAAATTGTAAAGATTATTGTTCGCAAAAAAACTGATACTAAGAAGTTTGAGCAATTCGTTGACAAACTTTATTCTTCTAATGTTGCAGAACTCAAGATTGTAGAAAATTTTGATTTTTCTGGATGGTATGATAAAGACGACATCACTTTTGAATCAGAAGACACTCTTTCTATCTTAAATAGATATGTTGAGGAATCTGAAGTTGATTTAAATAAATCGACCCTACAAAAACTTCTTCAAGAAATCTATCAAGAAGCCTGCGAGTTAGTTTAATGTTCGTCCTAACCATCCACGGAAAAGAAGAGAAGGGTGCATATTCTGTTGTGGATGAAGATGGAGATTCGATTCTCTATCTTTTTGAAGAAGAAGACGATGCATGTAGGTTTGCTATGATGCTAGAAGACCAAGATTTTCCAGAGATGCACGTAATAGAAGTAGAAGATGATACAATTATTAAGACTTGTGAAATTCAAAACTGTAGATACACTGTGATTACTCCAAACGACATTGTAATTCCTCCACCTCAACATGATTTTATTTGAGACGATTCGCTGGAAAAATTTTCTTTCTACCGGACAACATGAAACCGAAGTTAATTTTCAAGAACACAACACAACATTGATTGTGGGAACGAATGGTGCTGGCAAGTCAACCATTCTTGATGCACTTACATTCTCGTTGTTTGGTAAGCCGTTTCGTAAAATCAATAAACCACAACTTGTCAATACAATTAACGAAAAAGATTGTCGTGTAGAAGTTGAGTTTTCGATTGGATCAACAAAGTGGAAAGTCATTCGAGGAATCAAACCAAATATCTTTGAGATCTGGAGAAATGATGCTCTGTTAGATCAAGCATCAGCATCGTCCGATCAACAGAAATGGTTGGAACAAAATGTTCTGAAGATGAACTATAAGTCTTTCACTCAGATTGTGATTCTGGGTAGTAGCACATTTGTTCCGTTCATGCAACTGTCAGCTGCAAACCGCAGAGAAGTGATTGAAGATCTTTTGGATATTAAGATCTTCTCATCGATGAATGTTGTAATCAAAGAAAAGATTCGTCAACTCAAAGAAGAAATCAAAACTCTGGAGTTGAAGAAAGAGAACTTACTCGATAAAGTTGCGATGCAGAATAACTTTATTGAAGAGTTGGAGAATCGTGGTAATGCCAATATTAATGCCAACAAAGAGAAGATTGCCAAGTTAGATTCTGAAGTTGGCATTTATATGAAAGAGAACGCAACCATTGAAGAAGATATTTTTAAGTATACAAAAGAACAAGAATTTGTTACTGGTGCATCAGATAAACTCCGTAAGTTAGGAAACCTTAAAGGAAAAATATCACAGAAAGTATCAATGGTTACTGCTGAACATAAGTTCTTCACGGAGAATACGGTCTGCCCTACTTGTACTCAAACGATTGAAGAAGAGTTTCGGTTAAATAGAATTACAGACGCTCAAGATAAAGCAAAGGAGTTGCAATCTGGCTATAAAGAGTTGGAGGAAGCAATTAAAGAGGAAGAAGAGCGAGAGCGTCAATTCACTACTCTATCGAAGGAGATTACAAAACTAACGCATGGCATTTCTCAAAACAATACTAAGATCGCTGGATGTCAGAGACAAATCAGAGATCTTGAATCTGAAATTCAAACTATTACCGAGAACCTTGCAAACAGAAATTCTGAACATGAAAAACTAGAATCCTTCAAAGACAATTTAAAAACTACATACGACGATCTTTCTTCTAAAAAGGACACTATCAGACATTACGATTTCTCGTATGGTCTACTCAAAGACGGTGGAGTTAAATCTCAAATCATCAAGAAGTATCTTCCTCTGATCAATCAGCAGGTTAATAAGTTCCTTCAAATGATGGACTTCTACATTAACTTTACTCTTGATGAAGAGTTCAACGAAACCGTTCAGTCCCCAATTCATGAAGATTTTTCTTATGCATCTTTCAGTGAAGGCGAAAAGATGAGAATTGATTTGGCTCTTCTTTTCACATGGCGTGAAGTAGCAAGATTTAAAAACTCCGTCAATACCAATCTGCTGATTATGGATGAAGTATTTGATTCTTCTCTTGATGGTTTTGGTACTGAAGAGTTTCTGAAGATCATTCGATTTGTCATCACAAATGCAAACATCTTTGTGATCTCACATAAAACTGGTCTTGAGGACAGATTCCAAAGTGTCCTTAAGTTTGAGAAAGTCAAAGGTTTTTCCCGTATGGTGGCCTGACCACCAAAGAACAATGAACACTCCAAACTGGCAACACCACTCTAAGAAGGAGCAAAAGCGTAAACTGAAACCGCAAGCACTTCGACAGGCAAAGGCACGCCGCCAAGCACTTAAGAAGCGCCTCTCACAGGGCGCTTCTTCGTTTTGGGTATAAATTCGTAGGCATAAATTTTTATTGCGTTATATCAGAAAATCAACACAAAATAAATAAATAGTGATAGAATTAAGAGGTGATTAAGATGAACGAAAACTTCTTTATCATGATGTTCTTTGTGCATGGAGGTTATTATGCACAATCTAATCTCTTACAATCAACTTGCGGGTTGGAAACAAAGTGTTGAAAGTTTAAGTACAGATATTGATAAATTAAATGATCAATCTGATTTACTTAATGATTACTATAATTGTTTGGTTGAGTGTGACGATAATCAACAAACATGTAAACGTATTTGCAAATCAATTTTATCATAGGAAACAGTTCAAAAAGCGTCACATGGGTTGCTCAAAAGGCAACCCTTCGTCGTATGATGGCTTCATCTGAAACAAACCAATGGCAGTCTCTCACGAAATCAAGTCCCAACTTGCCAAACTGCTGGCTACTGAAGACCTAGTGGTTGAGCATAAGAAGTGCCAAACCGCTCAGTTTAACGTCCATACTCGTGTTCTGACCCTTCC